GAATATGCTTCCACAACTGCACTCATGTGATCTTCAATTGCTTGATCTCGAATCACATTTGGATCGATTTTAGTAAAATCTCCAAGATCAGTTTCCTTACCAGAGAGGAAATTATTCATCGCCTCCTTGATCATTGCCTCTTTAGTAGATTGGGCAAGTTTCTCATGAAGACGAGCAGCAGCAGCAAGAACAGAATGAAGAACACCTGCAAATGCTCCTCCCATAAGAACATTTGTCATGAACTGTTCTTTGGTATATTCTGCTTGATCCATATGAGAAGCAATCATATTAGGGATTTCATAGATCGCTTGACCTACGGTTCCCTGAATCATTGCCCCTGCTACTTTAGGTGCAGGAATTCCCATTCTTCCTAAATCAGCAGATGTGATTAATCCTGATCGTAAAACTCCTTTTCCTGCTCGTGAAGCAGCAAGACCAAGTTTTTCTTCACCTACAATGGGAATAAACAGTAGTGAGAGATCGACCGGATTACTCATCCCTCCCAACATACTGGCTGCCATTCCAGGAATAAATCGCATTGCACTTGCTCCATTCGCCAAGAAGTAATTTCGATCCATCTCTGCCTTCTTGCGTTGATTAAGCAATTGTGCTTCAGAAACATTTGTCATTCGATCAAATTTCAAATGACCCGGAATTCCATAATTTGCATTAGCTGTATCTGGATCTAATGGAGTAGAATCATCATTTGCAGCAGTATGCTGCTCATCCATTCGCATAATGGAATTAAGAGCAGAATCGTGCCATCCTTGTCCGAAGGATGCTCCAAGATAATCCCAAAGAGGAAGTTGAATCTGATCTACTTGACCAGAAGTTCTTGGTTCAACTTGACTAAAAGCAAAGTTACTCATCGATCATCAGGTGGAGTATTAATTCCAGATGAGGGTTGAAATTTGAAGTTTGGATCTAATCCTACTTTAGATCCATGCTTAATTAAGTCAGAGTGAACTGGCCAGTTAGTATCGTTAAGATCTCCAATTGGATAACGAATTTCCTTTTTCTCTGTATGAAACGGCCACCAAGGCCAGAATCCACGAGATTCAATGGAATTAGGAGATACTATTCCAGGAGTTGATGCAATTGGCATTCCTGAAAAAGTGTGGTATTCATTAAATAGTTTAGTTTGTGCAAGATCATCCAAATTAATGGTAAATGCTTGATTATGAGAATCTCTTACTTGGAATGGAAGTTTTCCATTATCAGTTAAGTAAAGAGAAAGAGATTTACCATCAGCACTATTTTGAAAGAATCCTTTTGAGGTAATTAGATCCCGAAGTTGCTGAATCTTTACTTTATCAGTTCCTGCTTTTTCAATAGCAGGGAAGAGACTCCTACCCTGCTCATCGGACCATTTAACCTGCCGAGGGTCAACGAGCTGAAGAGAAAGTCGAAGTCTCTCCCCCAAAGTTTCAATGTCTTGGTCAGTGCGATAAGGTTTTCCTTGACCTGCATCTCGAGGAATCATCAATGTTTGACCATTGACATTTGCAAATCCAAGTTCAGATCCAATTAGCATCTTTGTTGCTGCTTTAATAGATGCGGGAGCTCCTTCATTCTTAGTGGTTGCTCTGGCATGAGCATAAGCAAGAATACCATTTCGAAATCCAGCAACCTCATCTGCTCGCTGATAATTATCACCAAGCATTGAATGTGAAAAAGCTCTCCACAAAGGATCAGTATCAAGTGATTGTTCGAAATCTCGAATCTTATCACCAGTCATATTTTTGATTGAATCAGAACCTTTGATGGCGCCAAGATACTCATCCACCCAATGTGCACTGGAATTAAGATAAGCAAGTTGGTATTCTTGTTTAATGGAATTACCTCCTTTAGGAAGGTTTACCATATCATTGAAAGCGACATTTTGATATTTTTCTCCAGGGTATTTGGAGAGAACTTGCTGAATGTTTTTAAGCATTTCTTGCGGAGTTCCTTTATTAATCATCGCCGCATTCTGTTCGGCTTCTTCCTGCGTCATCAAGTGCAAATCATTGGTTGGACGATTAAGATACTGACGACGTTCATCTTCATTAGCATCAGGAGGAGGAGCTCCTTGATAACGCATAGTTACATCATACAATCGAGTAAGTGCTCCCATTCGGTCATTATCAGTAGAAGCAATAGCAGAATCCAAAGCTTGCTTTACTGCTGGGTTGTTTTGTTGTAACCATGATACTCGATTACGTTCTTCAAGAAGTGCAGATTGTTTTACCTTCTGAGTAAGATCTTGCAATACATCAAGATCTTGATCTGTTTTTGCATTAGCAGCAAATTTACTAACTTCTCTTTGTTGTTCAGATGGTGCTAATGGAGAAATACGATCAATGATTGAATTGACTTGATTATATGTGTCAATTTGGGCATCATCTCTGGCCTTTAGCGCAAGCGCCTTGTCACGGGGATATATTAATTGATATTTATCTAAGCCAATTTTATCCTGTGACTTATCGAGTTTCACGGAGGCTATTGCGTCAGCGCGAACTTTCTCAAATTGAATTTGATCTGCTACATGCAATGAACGTTCGGCTGAATCAATATGATCTAAGATGGTGTGACGGGTATGTTCATCCATCGTATCAGACATCATAGTAATCTTCCGTGCAAGTGCGGGAGAATCATTCATCGTTGCATATGCGGCATTGATTAATGCACGATCTTGAAGATGTTCAGCAGTTCCTGGCATTGTCATACCAAGAGACTTTTGAATCGCATTGCGAGTGAGATTCAAGGAATTAATTAGATCTTGCCCAGCATCTACATTTGGTATATCTCGAGCAGCACGATAACCAGCAATGGCACTATCAGTCTGTTTCTGAAATCCTAAAACAGTATCGTTTAACCGATTCTTCTCACCAGTTAATAAAGCACTTTCATGACGATCTGCCATGAATGCTTCGAAATGTCGTTTGAACAAATTAGCGGCACGTTCATTTGGGGCAAGTTGAGATGCCTGAGTTAAACGATCATTCATGAATGCCCGAGTATCATCAGCAAAGGTTTCTTTTGTATGATTCTCAGGATTAGACATCCATGTATTCGTGGTCATTTTCTCCTGGGCAAGTTGACCAGAAACCCACGCAAGATCTTTCTGTTGCTGTCTGTCTTTAAGCACTGTTGCCATTGAAGACATTTCAGCACCACTATGATCAAGTCCCTGAGCAAGACGAGCAAGTCCTGCTGCGCCAAGTCCTCCTAAATCATCCGGAGTTGATTGCGGGCCAGTAGAGCCTGTATTAACAGGTTGTTCAGAAAGTATAGTTCGGAATGACATATTAATCAGTTGCCCCGGATGAATAATTCCTGAATGTTGGATTCCTGGAGTAGTAGTTTGTTGCTGTGGATAATCCGCTTAAGGCAGTTCCAGTAGCAGAAAGTCCTGCAGCATCCATTGCTGTGGATCCACGAAACTTGTTTAAAGCCGCATCCGCAGATTGCGCCCCTGCACCGATCTGTCCAGTGTATATCCTGGAAGCAATATCCAATTCTCCCTGAGTGGAGGAGTCGAGCAAGAGGTCATCTGCGGATCCAGAGTAGGAACCACCCGATTTGAGAAACTCGGCCCGTTGAGCAGCCACTGCTCGACGATTCCTGTCGGAGATTCTGGCAGCATCAGCTTGGGCTTGTTGTGCTTGTGCTGAAGCATTATTTGACGCGACTTTGGCATTAAAGTCAGCGGAGGCTTTCTGCGCTTGACCAGCCTGAACCGCAGAGTAAGCTCCAACTCCAGCACCAGCCAAAGCGCCAACGACCGCGAGGATTGCAGCTGCGACATAATTTTGCGGATCCCCGTTAGCTTCATCCCGATAGGACTGGACAATTTGTTTTGCCTGTTTGAGGCATTCATTGAAAAGATTCTCATTCATAACTCCTTCATATAAACTGTTTCGATTGCACGAAAACCATTATTGATTAAATATGAACTAGCAGTTTTCACACTATTCATATGAGACACTACAACCTGCTTTACTCCAAGATCATTTGCCCAAGCAAGCATAGTCTCAATTAATCGAGCACCACACATACTTGATCGAGCACTCATCTTAATGAACCAAAATCCTTCTGCAGCAGTAGTAATTCCAGATGCAAGGTCAGGGTGTAAGATCATCCCAAGTCCACCACTCAATAATCCCTCATCATCTGTTGCCAACCACACGCTAGCAATCCCCATTCTCAAGAGTTCATTCCATGAATTGGAAAAATGACCAACACAGAAGTTTCCAGGAAGACGATGAGCAATATAGAGTTCTTCTCCAAGTTCTTGGATCTCGCTCATGAGTGCCGGACTAAAGTGAATTATGCGTGCGATGTTCATTCGTAGGTATTCAACATTGGCATTAATGCTACAATACTCAATGGAACTGGCATATCTTGGAAAATCGTTAATGTTGCACCATTATCGTATCCATCATCCAAGGATATACGATAATCCCCCGTGAACCACGTCTGAGGTTGGTTCTCAGTCAGAAACTTGGTTGTATCTTCACCATAACTGAAATTGACATAAGTATTATTGAGACGCAAATCAATCTGGGAAATACGTTTCTTTTTACCTTGAGATGTTCCTGCACCTGATCCACCTTCATAATCGATCGTAGTCACCAACGCGCGATTGCCATAACCGGCTATCACGGTGCTCGCAGTAAGACCATTTGGGAGTGTAATCACTCCGGTCCCAAAAGAATTCTGAACTACTGCAGTACCAACATAAACACCGTCGGCAAGTATTTTCACCGTGTCACCGATAAGATGGGTAAGATCTTGCCATACTCCGTAAGTCCCATCAGCTGGAGTGAGGACTCGAGAACAGTCAGTGAAGAATTGACCACTTGGAGTAAGTCCAGTTGCTGGCTCAAGTTCTGGATAAAAGTATTCCAGGGTTCTGCGGACGAAACCGTTGATTGTGCGTTGAACCACCATTATCACAAGTTCTGTTCCTGCTGGAGTTGGAACTGATGTAATGGATTCTACACGAACATTCAACCCACCAAGTTGATGGGTATGGAAAGCAACAATCTCCTGATCACGATCATAAGTCATTCCCACAAGTTCTCCATTACCTGTGGTGAACCAGATGATCGAGATTGGCTCATGTTGAATAGTAAAGGTTTGCCCGCCAAGTCGCCATCTTAAGATATGTTCACTCAGGATCGATGACTCATGTGACGTATATGCATCAATCGTGAAGTCATAAATCATTTCACGCACGCGATTCCCACCGCGCTGGAGAAATAGCACTGTGTTGCCAATTCGTTGACCTGCCTCAGTTTGAACAGAACCAAATCCAGTTTGGATCTTGACATCAATACTTGTTGGTGTAATCGGTTGACCGAGATTCTGAGCTCGACAGAGGTATTCAGCTCCGATTGTTCCAATTAGTAACTGTGGTCCAGACTCAAGCCATGTAATGGGATTTACTGCACTAGATGCAATAACGTAGTTGATTGCATCAGTATCATTTACTGAAGAATCAAACTCACTTGGACCATGATTCAGGTAATCACCAGCTTGTGAAAACCATAAATTAGTTGGAAAACTAGAACTATTCCCCCAAATAAGTCGTTGCTCATGGAGGCAAACTACTGAGGGATATCCAAGTGCAGCATTCCACTGCCCAAGTCGAAAAGCATCAGCTGTTCCACCATTATAGTAGAGTCCCTGATCATACTCACTCCGTGGCACTGTCACGCTTCCAATATCTGTTCTCACAGTCACACTTACTTGTGTTGCACTAGTATATGCACTCACTTGGCATGCAACAATTGCAGAACCAAAATAAAGTCTGATCCAACGAGCAGGATTTGTATCTGCTGAAGAAAAGATTCCAGATGATGCAGTCAATACTCCAGTCACATTACGTTTACCATCCCAGACATATGTTCCAGGATCATGACTGGAAGCGAGTGTTAATGCGGAAGCACTAGTGCAAGTGAAATGCGTGTCATTAACAAATCCTGCTGCAGTAGTTAATCTCCAAGTTCCATCAGTTAATCGGATATAAGCATTATTATATCCTGGTTGGAAAACCCCGGAGAGACTTGCAACAACATTCGATCCACTCATGACCAGTTGGACTGATGGTGCAGGATAGATCGTGTTATCGAGTGGGGTGCATTGAACTTGTGTCCCACTAATCAAGGCAGTAATCTGTGCTAACTTGATCACGTTGCCGTCATAGTATGGGATGTAAGTTCCTACATCACCACCAATCCAAAGACTACCAGATTTGGAATACAGGTTAATGGAATCACCCGTGGATGTGTAACTTATCCTTGTTCCTGACTTATCAAAATCAAGATATGGTCCATCGAAGAATCCATAATAGTTAAATGTCCATGTCCCACTGATCCGCTGGATCATCATTGGAGGAAGTGCAGGATGGGCAATGTAGAGTGTATCAGCAGACTGAGTAAATCTCAGAGCAGGGCACTGTGCTCCAGTCCATGGACATCCATTTACTGTTTGAACCACAGAAATTCCAGACCAAACTCTTGCATAACCTTGCCCAAACTCAATCCAGAAAGACTCATTCTGATTTGGGACAAATCGACGAACTGTGACCTTGTTCGCCTCATTATTTGCAAATCCTAAGAAGTAAGTCCCATTACGACGAGTGATTCCGCCTTGCGGGCGAACAATCATGTTCTTTAATGATTGTGCACCATTGAAATACTTGGTGATGTCAACACGACCATATAGGCGAGGTGAGATCTCACCTGACGTGAAATTGGTCTGTATGACATTTGCCCTTGGCATATTACGTTTGTGGGTCTCTCACGAAACCTTGGTTCGGCCCCACGCGAGAATTGATCCACATATCTGCATCTAGTGATTGCCATGGATGCTCTGTGGAATCCACGAATTTTCCAGTCTTGATGATCTTTTGGAAGTCATCCCAAACTGATTTCACCTTGGTATCAGATCCAGTCACTGAGTAACAGATTGACCAAGCAAGGTAGAGCGCGAGGGACTCAAAGAAGATTGGGTCGAAAGTATCCACGTCATTGTAGTCATAGACATATCTCATGTAAAGAATTGTCTCATCAGTAAGAATCTGTTCGCCCTCACGAATCCAATAAATATCTGGATTGAAGACATCAATCGCATTCCCCACAGTAATTACTCGCACGAAATCTGAAGGAAGGTCATAAGCATAAGTCCATTCAAATGCCACTGGATTAGCATTAGGAGTGGAAAGGACTGCACGAGAAGAGGCAAACCGCCAGGGAAACATTCGAAGAACTACCCTACGACATAAATCATAGTTCTGACGACAAAGACTTGCTTCTTTGGTATTGTCAGAAAAAGCTTGAATTGAGCGGGTTCCGATATACCCAAGTGCTCGATTGAATAAATCAATTTGTGAACCCATAATTCAAGGAGGCGTCCGGGAGAAACCGTAACTCCCGGACGCCATGTTCCCAACCCTAATCCAACACGTAAACGATCCAACCAGTCATGGTTTGACCCGCCATTGCGGCAGCAGCCGTAGTAGCTGTCAACCACAATTGTTTCGAGGTCTCATACAGCGAATTAATTGCGATTGTCGCTGCAAGAGGAACCTGAGCAGTAGTTGTGATTGTTTGAGCAGCAAGAAAGAATCCTGTATTATCAGACACAGAATTTGCACTATCAATAAATCCAGAACCATCATAACCGGCAACACCGATTGCAATGGTTGCTGAACCAGTTGTTGAACTTACCTGAACCATTCCAGAGATGACACGAGCTCCCTTGGGAATGACTGTGAGTCCAATGTTAGTTCCTGCTGCTTCAGTTGCCCACAACTTACTGAAGGTGGCAATACGCAACCGACCCATGAACTGATCAGGTTTGAGTGGAGCGTAAGTAGAGGGAGTTGAACTAATGACCGTTCCCTCAACACCATAGCCAGTTAGAACTGTTGCCGCTGCCTGGGGATCAAATCCCGGAGGAGCATCGGCCCGATAAGCAGCCACCCGACGGTGTGCAGCTCGAAGTTGCTTCGCGAACTGTCTCGCGAACTTGATATTGTCGATGTTTTTCATGGTAGTGCGCCAGCAATTGCGGTTTCAACTGCGGCAGTATTAGCACCAAACCGGATGATGCCAATATACCGCATGATTCCCTGAATCTGAGCAGCCGAGCAACGAACAACTGTCTTTGTCGGAACCTCAGGATTCGACTGAACAATGTCAGTGATCGATTGGTAATAGGTGATAGCATCACCTTCCTCAGATAATCCGGGAGAAACCGGTTGAATCTCGATGCGATATGTGAGAGCCATATTTTACGTGGTTTCGTCGCAACTAACCTGCAGCACCTTTTCCTCCCACATACGGGATGCGCCAAAGGATCCACAGACGTAAACCTGAACACTATTACGCTTGTCGCGTCGAGGACCAACATCAACCATGATCTCTTGAGCAGTGGCAAGGAGAAGTCCTTGACGTTCAAAGAAGATGGTCGAGCGAATATTGCTTGCAACCGTAAGACGATTGCTCTTCACGAACTTGAATCCCATGAAGGTGTCAATCTCACCATTGACAAGTGCCCGCACAGTATTATAGTCCGCATTGCTAACTTCAGTAGTTCGCAACAGTGATTGGATTTGAGAAGGATCAACTACTGCACATAGATCTGCACCCATGTCAATAGTAGCTTCTGCCTTATCCAGCAAGTAACGAACTCGACGCAACTTACCAATGGTCAAGTTGTTGTTCGCTGCAGTACCTGCTTCCACGTAATTCACTGCTACTTGAGAAGTAGAAGGGAATGATACAGTTGTTGCACCGTTGAACCCAGAATAGGCCGTTCCAAATGCTGCTTGAATCAACACATCATCCTGTGCGCGACCAAGGGCATACACCGCATTGGTTACATAGGATGAGGTTGGATCAGCAAGCATTCGCAGCTTGTCCTTATTGTCGATCAAATCCGCCCAATCGAAGTCACGTAGATTAACGCGTCGGCGGTCATGAACCGTCGAGATTAGGGGAGTGTCACTGTGTCGATTAACGACTTCCACAGCATCCGTCGGGCCGATGCGATCATAGAACTCATATTCTGCATGTTGAGTCTCGTTACGGACGTATGGTCGCATACGAGATCCAGCTTGCTGGAATTTGATCTCAATGTTCGCACGATAAGCCTGAACTAGCGCTGTATCGATTTGAAAACTCATATTGAGAAAACATTTACTGACATTCTGCGTCAGCGAAGGTTGCCCTCTCGGATCTCGCTTGTGGGATCGGCCACTACCGTCGGCTTGCTGCCGTAGCTGGCAAGGTCACAATTGATTATCTTGCCGAACGTAATCACCATATCACATGGTGATTACGTTGTAAATAACTATTTTGCAGGATTATTAATCTTGCTTACCTGGATAAGCAGTATCAAATAATTGCTTCCAACGAGCAACTGCAGCGTCATGTCCAGGTTGCATGCGATCACCAAGCAGTTTCATAAAGTTGGGATCAGATTTCATCTTGTCGATTTCTGCAATTGCTTGAGTCTGATTAGTAACCAACATGGTATTCTCACCACCTCCACGGGATTTATCTTCCTGTAATGAAGTTCCAATCTTCGCGAGGAACTTTGCTAAGGGAACATTATTCCCGAGACCAGAATCCTCTAAGAATTTCCCAACTTCTTCATCACCAAAGGTGCGAACAACTGCTTTTGCAAGATCCATGTTCGTGTTGAACTTATCTCCCCAAGCAACTTTCAAATCATTTAATGCTTGTGATTCGGCAGTCTTGCGACCTTCTGAATACTTAGTGTAATCTCCACTAACTTGCTCCATATAGAGCTTCATCACATTCTCAGCTTGTTTTGGAGTAAGCCCAGACTTGTGGAAAACATCACGGGCAGATTGCAACCTTGCTTCATCAATCGCTAACCCCTCGGGAAGTTTCACATCCTTAGGAAGAGCATATTCCTTCGATTCCTTTGGACGACCAAGAGCATCATATAACTCATTCCACTGTGCTTCTCCCCAGTTGGCATCAGGTGCTGGAAGGCGTTTTGTGCCAATCAGTTTCTGTGCATGCACATATCCTTTGGTCAAGTCCTGAATGGTCTTGATATTAGCAAGAGCAGGTTCAGCGCGAACATCCTCTGGTGCGTGAATCTTTGGATCAAATGGAGCTGGTCCAGGTGGAGGAGTAGTAACACCTCCACCTCCATCACCACCAACTGCAGACAACAAACTTCTGAACGTGCTATATTTCATCGGCTAACTCCTTACCTATATCATCGATCAGCTTGTCAACATTTATCCGAGCTGCACGGATTATTGAGAGCACGAGACGACGTGCTCCTTCATTAAGTGCGGTTCGATGAGGATCTCCCGCAACAAAAGTCGATCTAGTCACAAACCCCACTTTCATCAAGTGGCGAAGAACAAGTTTACCATCATCAGTTTCAAATAATCGCCGGTAAGCGTATCTGGTTTGAAGATGATCACTAATCTTGTCTTTATTCCTCAGGGCAAATTCCCTGATAGATTTCATTGTTACTGTCTCAGGCATATTATGTTAATCCTGGAATTGGGGGCATTCCATTCTTCTGTGCCTCAGAAAGGTTTTTATATGCTTGTGAAGCAGGTTCAGCAACCTGAGCAGCTTGTTGTGCCGCTTGTGCTGCTTGTTTCTGTTGACGAACTTGTGCAAGTTCATCAGGTGATCGCATGATATCCATTGGAACTCCACGATATCGGGCCAATGCTGCGGCATACTTATCAAAGTCGATTGCATCCAGAACTCCAGGGTCTACTTGGGAGACTGGGATCAGATCTTGCAAGTATTGTGCCATTACAACTGCACGAGATCCAAGTTGTGCTCTTGCAGCTGGCGATACATAGTTTACACGAAGTTTCTGTCCACGCATTTGAGGTGGAGCAGGAGGAATCATGTTGTGTTGATCCAGAAGCATATACGTTCTGGCAATCATTGGTCCGAGAAGTTCAGTTTGTTGACGTCCAAGCATTGGAGCAATTAATCGTAATTTCTCATCTCGACGATCTTGCACCTCAGTTGCAGTCATCTCAGTATTCTCTTTTCCAAGACGAATCCAGTCTGCATAGAAACATTTCCTGATGAACTCACGTTTCTGATTTGCATGCTCAAGTCCCCATGGAAGATTCGCGTGAGTCTGCAGTGGTTGTGGGAATTCTGCTCCAGGTTCCTTGTAAATGATCGCTCCTGGATTTGTCCTGATGGGCAAAAGGAATTGATCATTCTCGAATACCATCGGAGGATCCACAACCTTCTGTCCAGCTTTCAGCAAGGTCTTCTCCATGGAGTTTAGCATCTTGATGTCTGGTAAACATTTCGTTGCTGGTGATCGACCATATACTTCACCAGTCATCTTCGCCCATCGCACACAATGATGCGGCATGGAATCATACCCAGAGACTGTGATGAGTTCTTTTGTAGTTGTGCAAACCCAAACTGAAGCAACAGGTTTGCTTCCTGCAAAACCACCATATTGAACCTTATCACTTCGAGGGAAGACTGCTTGAAGAACCTCGATTCGTCGATCCTCATCCTTGATCTCAGAAACGAGTTTGGGGAGTGATCCAAACTCCTGCATGATCTGACGTTTGGTCCACGTGTGGCGATAATAAACCGTATCGACCAATCCTCGTGAGTTCTCCATGATGAAGATGTCACCTACTGGCAATGCTCTGAATGTAATCATCTTTGCGCGAGGATCCCATTCTTGATTCAATACAGACATTCCGTAAGATCCTTCATCCATGTAAACCTCAAACAATGCACCAGCAAGATTCACTGTTGGCATTGAGTAAACCTGGAAAATGATTTCAGTGACAAGTTGCAACCATGCAACAGTATCAATATCATAGATCCGTGCTTCACCTTCAATACCAAGTTCAAACCATGGTTCAGCTGGGTTTGTCAAGAAACTATGTAGAGCACAAGCAAGTTGTTCTAATGCATCAGGAGCAGTTCCATCATACATGTTTGGAATCTTGTAAGTGATCCACTGGTTGGTAATTCTGTTGTATCCACCGCTGATTGGTCGGACTAAATCTCGAATGTCTCTCCAGTCAGATTCAAATGGAGAACGCTCAGCAAGCATCCTCTCATAACGATGGATGATGTGGATTACTAGTTCTTTATCATTCATGATCCAAGAAGGGTTTTATTGACATTCTGATATGCAGCAGGTCCAGTTAGGATTGTAGAAGCATATCCCATTGGACGTTGTTGCTTCCGCAATTGTTCTAATGCAGTTTGTGCAGCATCAGACTTTGTCGGTGGGGCAGGAGGAGGTGGGACTTTCGGTGGTGATCCGCCCCCGCCACAAATCGGGTCGAATGATCTTGGCGCCTGCAGGCGACGGAACGTCACAAGGATCCACGCTACCATCTGGCATAATTTCCAACGTATTTTGTTTCGCATAACGGATCTTTCTTAATACTGCATCTAACTTATACCAGTGGACACTATTTCGTCCATTGGCCACTCGAGCCCATCCAACATACTTAAGTTGGTAAGGCAAGAGTTCGGCAAATCCTTGCAAGCCTCGTCCAATGGCCATACGTATGAACCACCCATCTTCAATTCGCCATCCCAGCAATAAACGATCTGGCTTAACAAATAAGTATCCCTCATATTCGGTGAGAATCTCATTAATATCGTTTTCGATGAGATCACCCACGTGATCCTCGTAGAATCTTTGCGCGCGCTCATATGCTGAGATAGTTGTGTTCATCTACGGCGTCTTGTTGAATCTTCTTATCACGTTTCACCCGATCTTTTCTTCCCATAGCAAACATACGAAAAGCATCTGCACCATGAGAAGACCAATCATGGCACGGATGATTCTTGTAAACCTTTCGCTTCTCATCATATTCTTTAGTATATGAACTCAAAGCATTAATCAGTCGTTCACAGCGAGTAAGATCAAACCAGCATTGTGGAAGAACATTACGAACTTGCTCAATCCCATCCTCAACATCGTGTTTTTTCACTACACGGAATTTTAATCCCAAACTTGCCGCAGTCTCTCTTCTTGACTTCCCCGTTCCTAACTCCCTCACCTCAATATCGTGCGGAGCATTATGGGTTCCATAAGTATATTCCTGTCTATGAAACATCCCATCAAGTTGTCCCCTTACTGCTTTTGCATAATGAGCAAGTCCCTCACCACTATTCTCATAATAATCGATGACATGTTCCTCTTGCCCAACACGCTGAGTAAATACTATTGTGGTGCTATCATCCATTCCAAGATCCCACCATGTATCAACCGGCAATCGTGGTTCATGTGGCACTCCGCAAATTCGTTTCTCTTTCTCAGCATTTGCCATTTGTGTGCCATAATAGGCACCAGTAAGAGGAGCATCAAACGATATGAAGTATTCCTGTTGAATCATTGCTTCTTCAACACCTTCATTCCGCTCTTGCTGAATCATCTCATCGCTAATCACCGGTCGTCCATCATCTCTCTTTGTAGAATTCGGTCCATCGCCAGCAGTTAACAGTGAACAAAGCCATCGTTCATTCTTCTTCGCCATCTCCTTCATCGTGAACCCATGGTTCTTTCCACGAGGAGTATAGATGAATAATGCCCATCCGCCATTCTCCAACAAAATCGGTCGAATGTATTCCCATGCTCCAGGGTCATGAAGGGAGTATTCGCTAAAGACGCAACCAATCGGGTTTGTGCCTACTAGAGAATCAATATCATCTGTTCCTACAACCTGATATCGTGACCCATTCACAAAGTCCACGGACATTTCCGTTCCATTCTTGGACTTAATGAGGTCTGGATGAAAGTGATCGAGGAACTTTCTTCCATCGCGTGTTGAACCGTTCCATACAATCGCTCGTCCTTGTTTATAAGTAGGAAGCAAATGCCAGTAAAGTCCAACACGTTCCATCGACTTCACACTGCACAAATTGATCGCAAACAAATCCTTACCTGCCCGGCGGTGCCAAACAGCAGCTCCTCTCTTCCCTTCCTCAGGACCTTGGAAATATCTCCACGCATGCATTTGATATGAACGTGGTTTCCACTTATATGGTAATACGATTTCAGCCATTGGATATCCTTACTATTGGAATCTCAATGGGAGCATTACCATTCTTCAATTTCTCCTGCCGTATACTACCATCATCACCGAACCGCACTATATTAATAGTGTGCGAGACATCCATTTTCCCAGTGATCTCCATCGACCGCAACTTCGGCAAACTGTAACTGTTCAACATTTCTAGGACTCTAACACGTGCTTCTGAACCAAGCACATATTTGCCATCTGGACGTTTCTCCATAACGATCCTCACCATCTCTTCAAGAGGATCGCACCCATGTTTCCGTTGCATATCCTGTAAATGCAACCTCAGTTCATCAGGCGAGTGAATCTTCTTCTCCATCATCTCATTCACTTGCGTCTGTAGTGCCTGTATGGCATCTGCATCCTTCTGTCTTGGGGCATTGGACGGCGGAGCCAACCCAGCTTTTCTTGCGGCTAGTATCGCCACAATCTCATCTGGGGTTGGAACATGATGTGCCATGGGAATAATGTGGCATAACTTGTACTACAAGTAAACTTTTTTGTTACTCTTGGTTAATTATCCCGTGAGTGCTTTTGGCGTGGCAGAGATTGTGGGTTGGTGTCAATCCAAGTCCGGTCATTTCGGACCCCCCCTGGCCATGTTCCTACGCCACAGTCCGAACAGCAGATGAACACATGGGTTGAGAACGATGGCATTCCAACATAGCACCACGTATCTGATCGAAGATTGCTCCAACAAGGACCAATTGTTCACTGTAATTGCCTCAAAACCCATGCCAAAATTAACCAAAAATGCTTCCTTCTTGTTGCCAGTGACCCATCCAGGGTTCTAATTATCCCCAATCTTACACCCGATCATGTATAGCTTCCTTTCTACTTGCACTTTGTATCCGTATCAACTTAATCATTTACCTATATGCATTTTTCTAAAAACATGCACTGTTATTAACAAGTTATTAAACCTGAAATTCACGCCAATATCAATTTGTTATTATACACACTATACAAGTTATTACG